TGGTCTGAAATGGGCGCCGATGGGGATGACCGCGCAGGATGCCGGCATCCTCGACGCCTATAAGCTGACCGCGCACGACATCGCCCGGGTGTTTCGCATCCCGTTGTCGCTGGTCGGCGAGATGGAAGGCGCGACCTTTTCGAACGCCGAAACGCTCATTCGCTTTTGGCTGTCCACGGGGCTTGGCTTTGCGATCAAGCATATCGAAGACGCCTTCACCGGCTTTTTCGGCCTGCCGCGCAACGAGCAACTCGAATTTGATACCGAGGTGCTTTTGCGCACCGACACGCCCGCGCGCCTCGATGCGCTGTCCAAGGCGGTGCTGGGCGGCATCTACACGCCGAACGAGGCGCGGCGCTTCGAAGGGCTGCCCGCCAAGGCCTATGGCGACGAGCCACGCATGCAACGCCAGGTCGTGCCGCTGTCGGCCTATGCCGACACGCTGGCGGCGCTCCCTGACCCCAACGCCCCGCCGGCCGATCCGGGCGCCTCGCCCCCGCCCCCCGCTGACCCGGGCGCTGACCCGGCCACCGATCCCGGCGCGTCCGATCCCGCCGCGTCACCGGAAGCGGTCAAGGCGATGTTTCAGGGCTTCTATTCGCAGGCGTTGCACTGATGGACGCGACCCATATTCGCGCGATCGCCGAAGCGGTGGCCGACGGCGACAAGGAAACCCGGCGCCAGTTGGAAGAGCGTTGCGCCAGCCTCGAACGCCGTATGGCTGATCAGGCCGAGGCGCACGCGGCGGCGATGATCGAATTGCGCGCGATGATCGACCAGGCCAGGGCCGAGCTTGGCGAGCGCGCCACCGCCGCCGAGCAAGGCACCGTCGTTTTTCTCGAAGCCGATCGCCAACGTCGCGATGCCTTGCGCGACGAGCTCGCCGCCGCCGTCTTGCAAATCCGCGCCGAACGCGTCGACGCCGAGACGACAGCGATCGCCGAGCACCGCCGCCAGTTCGACGAGCTCCGCGCCGAGTTTGGCGCGCATGTCGATGGCACCGAGCAACGCGCGGTGGCCTTCCTCGCGGCGGCCGGCGACAGCCAGGAGCGGATTGCCGCCACCATTGCCGAAATCAGGAAGGAGCGCGCGCAACCGGTCAAGGTCGAGCTCGACCAGCCGATGACCTGGGATGACATGACCGTCACCATGTCGCGCGGCTGTGTGGTGACGCACCAGGGTTCCACCTTCGTTGCCAATCGCGAGGCCTACGGATCGCCATCCGATGAGCCGCAAAGCTGGTCGCTGATCGCCGCCGGCTTCCTGCTGTTGGGCGCCGAGCAAACCGGCGATCGCGAAGTCACGCTGAAATTCCGTAACGGGTTCGATACCGTCCAGTTGGTCGTGCCGTTCGCGGGCGCCCCGCTCTATCGCGGCCTCTGGGAAGACGCGCGGGCGTACGAGACCGGCGACCTGGTCACGCTGGACGGCAGCATGTGGGCGTGCCTCGCCGACACCGACACCAGGCCCCCCGGTGAGGCCTGGCGGCTCGCGGTCAAGCGCGGCGAGCGGGCGAGGGCCTTGCGCGCGACGCTTGCGCCAGCGGCGGCGGCAAAGGCGGTGGCGCCATGACGATCGATATCGAGACCTTGCGCGTGCGGGCCGGCTTCCCCGTCGATGACACGACCCATGACGATGAATTGAACGCCGCGCTGGCGCAGGCGTGGGGGCTCATTGAAACCTATTGCGACCGCGCGTTCGAGGCCGCCGACGAAATCGAAGAATTCGATGCATTCGACACCTTCGACCGGGCGCTGCGCCTGCGCCGCTATCCGGTCGACCTGGTCACAAGCATCACCATATTTGGCCAGCCGGTCACGCAATGGCGGCTCAATAAGAAAGCGGGGATCGTCCACCCCTGGCCGCACTGTGGCTTCCCGTTCTTCGACACGACCCAACCGACCATCGAGATTGAATATCATGGCGGCTATGACCCGTTGCCCGCCGACCTCGAATGGGCGGTACTGGCGGTGTTCGATATGGTCTGGGCGGCGAACCCGGCGTGGGGCGGTGGCGTCGGCCTGGTCGTCGACGACGTCAAGAAACTGTCGATTGTAGGCGTCGGATCGCTCGACTTTGGCGCGGCCTCGACCGCCAAGGGTGCCGGCGCCAGCGTCGAGGCGGGCGAAGCGTGGGGACCAATCTCCGGCGAGGTCATGGACGTCCTGCGCCTCTATCGCAGCAATGTGCCGGTGGGGGGCGTTTAGATGCCGACCTTGTCCGCCCGCGTCATCAAAGACTTCAAGAATGCGGCGCGCATCCTGGTCGAGTTTTGCGGCGAGACCGTCACCATTCGCCAGCGCAGCGGCGCCGGCTATGTCGATTTGAAGCCGATCCCCGCGAAGGTTTCGGCCTATCGGATTCAGGACATCATCCCGGGCGCCTCGGCGCGGATCGGCGACCTGATCGCGATCGTGCTGCGCGAGGATTTGCCGCTCGACCTGCCGCGCCTCGAACAACGCGATCGCGTGACCTGGCGCGGGCGCGATTACGCCGTTCTCAATTATGACGATGCGACGAGCTCGCTAGCCGGCCAGGGCGTCGTCGTGACCATGTTGTTGCGGGGGTGATCATGGCCGCCCCCGTCACCCAGCGCATTTACACCTCGCCGACGCAGAGCCTCGCTGACCTGTCGAATTTCACGACGTGGCTAAAGGCCTATCACGCCGACACGGCCTGGCAGGAAGCGGCCAAAATGTATGGCGCCGGGGGCCTGGCAAAGCCGGTGGTGATTACCGACAACGTCAAGGACCGCCGCCCCGAACAGGTCAAGCTATGGGGCAAGATCATTTTTGTGCCGGGGCTCGGCCCGGTGGTCGAGGCGGCGGCGCTCGCCGACAGCATCGTGCGTTCGGCCGCACCCGTCCGCACCGGTCACTATAAATCGCGCTTCGCCTGGTACATGAACGGGCGCCCGATCGCCGGGCCGCCGACCGACATTTCGCGGCTCGGCGCGCAGGGGAATGTCGAGCTCGTCGACCGCGCGCCGTACGCGGCGATGGTCGAGGAGCAAGTCCCGCAAGGCGTGATCTATGCGGCGTACAATGCATTGCGCCGCGCATACGGCAATCAATTGCGCCTCGCCTACAGATATGGCGCCCCCGACGATTACGACCAGGAACCGGCCAAAAATGGCCGTCGCTATGCGGTGCCGCGCCTCACCATCGGTTCGCCGATGAGCAACATGAAAACCGGCGGCACCCGGCCCGGTCGCAACACCAGGCGCCGCCGCCGCCAGGCCAAACGGGCACGGAGGACGCAATGAGCTCGCCCGCCGTCCGCGCCGCCATCCGCGACCAGTTGGCCCAGCACTGGACGGCAACGCCGTGGTTCGACCTGTCCGATTATCAATCGCTCGACGACCTGCCCGCCGATAGCGCGTCGTCCATCCTGCTGGTGCAATTCGCCTTCGCGGTCGAGCGCATCGAAACGATCGCGGCCCCCGAGCTCCATAGCTGGAATGAAACGGGGACGATCTATTTCCACTTGCTTGCCCCCGTCGGCGATCCGTCCGGCCCGACGCTGGCGCTTGGCGAGCAATTGCGCCCGCTGTTCAAGGGCAAGCGCTTCGGCCGAACCGTAGTCGAGGCCTGCGACCCGTTCACCGACATGGAAGGCGCCGCCATCAAACTTGACGGCAAATGGCACGGATGGAGTTCGGCTGTTTCTTATTATCAAATCATTTGCGGCGACTGAGCCGAAGAAAGGACGCGGTCATGTCGAGTTCCAATCTGGTCGAAGTGATCGGCGTTCCCGAGCTTGTCTATGGAACGACGCCGCCACTTGCCACCGCCACCGCCGAGACCTTCCGCTTTACGTCCGAAACTCTGTCGGGAACGCCGACCACGGTGCAAAGCCAGGCGCTGCGCACCGATCGCATGAGCGGCGGGCAAGTGGTGGTCGGGCTGACGTCGGGCGGCGCGCTCAATTTCGAGCTCGCCCCCGACCCGACATTCGATCGCATCTTTCAAATGGCGATGATGTCGCCGGCCTGGACCGCCGAGGTCACCGCCAGCGATAGCGCGACCCTGACCCTCGACCCGACCAACGACCAGCTTGCTGACGTCGTATTCGCAACGATGGACATCACCGACATTGACGGCGCCGGCACCGCCCTGGCCCCCGGCGGCCTGGTGATTTTGAGCGGCTATGCGGATGCTGCACAGAATGGCCCGCGCGTTATCTCGACGGTCACCCCGCCGAGCACCGTGCGCCTCGTCGTCCCGCGCGGCACGGTCAGTCAGGCCGCCACGCCTGTAACCATCGTCACCCCGGCCTATGTCGAAATCGGCGCCACGCAAACGAGCCTAAGCCTGTCCAAGGCCTATAAGGACGTCACCCATATTCCGACGCCCGACGAGCACAGCCAGCGCTACACCGGCGCGATTATCAGCGAGCTCGCGATGACGATCACCTATGGGCAGATCGTCACCGGCGTCGCGACCTTTTCGGCCAATGGCTACAATCAGGAAAAGCCGAGTCTGCATCAACAGATGACCGCCGCCGGTGGCACGGTCGACCCGCCCGGCACGACCAACCCGCTTAACGCCAGCGTCGATATGGGCATGGTCACGGTTGCAAACCAACCGACCGACTATTGCATCGAAAGCCTGGGGTTCACGCTCAACAACGGGCTCACCCCGCAAAATTGCATCGGCAAGATCGCGCCGACCAAATATGGCCTGGGGACCGCCGCGATCGGCATCACGTCAAGCATCTACCTTTCGGACACGTCCTATGACGCGTTCATGCCGGCGAAATTGAGCCAGGCGCCGATCGATATCCTGCTGGCGGCGAGCAACCTGGACGGCGGTTACGCTTTCCACTTCACCGCGCTGCAACTGAGCTTTCCCGATCCGGAAGCCTCCGGCCAGAATCAGCAAGTCATGATTGCCGCCACCGGCCAGGCCAAGGTCGGGCCGAACGGCGCGTCCTCTTTGCGCATCTACAAATGGGAGACTGTCACGCCATGACCGATCTTGCCCCCTATCGCGTGCCCGATTCCGCGCGGATCGGCGTCGACATTGCTTTGCAGCAATCGCCCGACGTCGTGTTTCATGTGAAACTTCCGTCGAAGCATAATCGCGCATACACGCGCGCATTGCGGCAAGCGATGTTTGCCGGCGCGCGGATGGACGCCAGCGGACAAGTCGACGTGTCGAGCGTCGACATCACCCAGATCACCGACGCGCGGATCGGCGCTTTCCTGGAGCATTGTCTATGCATGCCGCTTCCCACCGGCATGACCCGCGAGATGCTGGCAGACGAATATTATCCAGCGCTCGAAGAATTGTTCGAGACCGCCAACGAGATGGCCGACGCGTCCGATGCGGAGGGCGAGAAAGCGGCAAAAAAGTCCAGGCCTTCCTCGGCTGGCAAGTGAGATGGGCCGGCAAGGAAACATTCTGGCAAGCGCTCGCCGATCGCAACCGGCTGGCGGCGCGCGATCGCCTGCCCGAGCTCGAACCCTTCGGCTGGATCATAGAGGCTTTCTGGGAGCTCGCGACCTGCCGGCAATGGACGATGGCTGGCCCCGCACCGATCCCGGCGACCGCCATCTGGGCTTACGCCGATCGGTACGACTGCCCCCCCTGGTTTAGCGAAGTGATCGAAAGGACCGACCTCGCCTGGTTAAGGATGCAAAGCGGTGGCGAAAGAGACGAGGGAAATTGAATTAAAGGTCGTCGCGACCGGTGACAGCGAATTGAAAGCGCTGACCCGCGAGCTTGAAAAGGTCCAGGCCGAGGCGGCGAAAACCAACGAGCAACTCGGATCGATCGGCAAGACGCTCGCCGGCTGGGGTAACGCGTTGAAGACGGCGGGCGTGCTGGCAGCGGTCGGTGCGGTCACCGCCGCGTTCGTGGGATTGGGCGAGGCCGCCAGGCGCGCGATGGACGATGCCGCCAATATCTCGAACGTCTCTCAAAAGCTCGGCATCTCGGCCGAAAATTTATCCAAGCTGCGCTATGCTGGCGAGCAAGCCGACGTCCCGTTCGAGGCTATCCAGAAGTCGGCCGGCATTCTCGCAAAAAACATGGCAGACCTGACCGGCAAGATTTCGCCCGCCACCAACGCGTTACGGCAACTCGGCATCACCGCAAAAACCGACATGGTCGACGCGCTCGGCAAGATCGCCGACGAGTTGAACAAGATGCCCGACGGCGCCGAGAAGACGGCCCGGGCGATGCAGTTCTTCGGCAAGGCCGGCGCCGAGCTTATTCCGATGCTGAACGACGGCGCCACCGGCCTCGCGGCGATGGCGGCCGAGGCGGAAAAGCTCGGGCTCGTCTGGGATCAAAAGGCGGCCGATCAACTCGAAAATTTCGGCGACAATGTCAGCTACATCAAAAAGGCGCTGGAAGGTTTCGTCATCCAGTTGACCGAAGCGGCGACGCCTGCGCTGTTCGCTTTGTCCGAGGTCATCAAGGATTCGATCCCCGGCGCCGACGCCTACAAGTCGTCCCTGTCGGGCGTGTCGGATGCGATCATCGTCGTTTCCAAAAACACGGTCTATGCGGTCGCCAATATCCGCGCGCTGCTCGCGGTCATGGATGGCTTCCGCCAGGCCTTCGCCGACATGTCGACGGCGATCAAGGCGGGCTTGTCGGCACCGCTCGCCGCCGAGGGCGCGCTTGCCGGTGGCAAGGGCATTGCGGCGGCGCGCGCGGCGTTCACGGCGCAGGCTAACCAGGCCGCCGCCGCGTTCGATCACGCGAAACATTCGATCCAGGACGGCGCCAAAGCCGGCGCGCAAATCCGGGCCGACGCCGAGAAAACCGCCGCCGCCATCGATGCCGCATACGCCAAGGCCAAAGCCGGTGGCGGCACCACGGCGCGCCCCGGTGGCACGCTCACCAACCCCGACGCCAAGGGCGACGCCGCCAAGGCCAAGGCCGACCGCGAGGCCGCCGCCGCTGCCTTGCGCGAACAAAAGCAAATCGAAGCCGAGTTGCAAGCCCAACGCGAAAAGGGCCTTCAGGAAAGCGAAGCATATACCAAAGAGATGACCGCCTATGCTGACAAGATCAACAAAGCGGGTTCGCCTTGGATTCAGATGCGAGAGGACATCGCCAAGTTAAATGATGCAATGGCCACCGGAATGATTACGGCCAAGGGCTATGATGCAGAGATGAAGCGTATCAACGATACATTTCAAAAGAATATTGGCCTCACCGATTCACTAACCGAGCAATTCAAGCTGATACAAAAAGCAATCGAAGACGTGTCTAAAGATCAAATTGAGATGGCGGCCGACATCAAAGCCGGTTGGGAAGATATCGGCAAGACATTAGGGCAATCGATTAGCGGGTTGATTGCTGGCACCGAGAAATTGCGCGATGTCTTCCAGAAAACCGTCCAAATGATGTTGCAACAACTGATCAAAATGGCCGCGCTCAAGATTTTTTCGAGCCTGACCGGTGACCAGCAAGGCGGGTTCCTGGGCTCGATTCTCAAGAGCCTCAGCGGCAAGGCCAAAGGCGCGGCCTATCAGGGCGGCGTCGAGTTGTATGGGAGCGGTGGCGTAGTTGGTGCCCCCACCGCGTTCGGGACGGCCACCGGGATCGGCGTGATGGGCGAGGCAGGCCCCGAGGCGATCATGCCGTTGCAGCGCGACAGCGCGGGCAATCTCGGCGTGTCGGCGCCGCCGATGAATGTCGAGGTGCATAATTATGGCGGCTCGACCGTCGACGTTCGCCGCACCGCTTCCGATCGCCTCGAAATCATTGTGCAAGCCGCCGACTATGTCGCGCGCCAGATACGCCAGGGCGGAACCGGCGTCGCCCGGTCGATCGAATCGAGTTACGGCCTCGGCCGTGGACCGGGGGCGTTCGCATGACCGTGTCCCCCGAAATCGCCCGCATCTATGCCTCGGCGCCGGTCGACGACGACTATTTCGAAACGCTCGAATTGTCGCACCCGAGCTTTTCAGAGGATTGGTTTCTGACGACCGAGGTCGAGGGCTTTACCGCGACCCTTGAAACCGGCGAGACGGTCGAGTTTCTGCCGGCCCCGTTCGCGGTCAAGCTGCCGGGCTCGAATGGCGACGGCAATCAACAGTTGACCATCTCGCTTTCGAACGTCGACCGGCTCATCGTCGACGAGCTCGAACGCGCCGGCAACGCCCCGCAAGACCCGATCACCGCCAACTATCGGGTCTATGCATCGTCCGATCTTTCGGCGCCGGGCGCGGTGGTGCTTAACCTTGGCATCTCCGAAGTCTCGGCCACCGACACCGACATTGCCGCCACCGCCGCGCGCTCGGAAATCCTGAATCGGCCTTTCCCGCGCGAGCTCTACACGGTGGCCGCCTTCCCGGGGCTCGACCGATGATCGGCGCGGGGCATATCGGCGGGCTCAAGATGGGCGCGCTTGTGGTCGACCGGCTGGCAATCAACCGTTGGATTCAGGACCGCATCGGCACGCCCCACCGCTGGGATGGGCGCGGCCCCGATGGGCTCGATTGCTACGGCCTGGTCTGGTCGTTCTACCGCGATTGTATGGGCGTGACGCTGCCCGACTGGACCGCCGAGGAGCAACGCCGCGCCTGGGTGATCCGCACCATGTCGGCCGAACGCGAGGCGCATTTCCGTGCCATTGGCGAGCCGGTCGAACCGTGCGTGGCCTTGTGCGAATGCCGGTCGGGACCGCACCATATGGGGCTCTACTGGCAAGGCGGCGTGGTGCATGCCGCGACCGGCCAGGGCGTCGCCTGGCAAAGCCGGATCGTGTTCGAGCGCGCCTTCGGGCCGGTCGTCTATGGCGAGCTCGTGCCGTGACCCGGCGCCTTCGCCCCCGCGCCAAGATGCTGCCCGCGTCCGAGTTCGGCGACGTCCGGACGTCCGCGTTGATCCAGGTCTATAAAAACCCGCTCGACCCGCTCGACCGCAAGACCGCGATCGTCCCCGCCGGCACCGTGCTGATTGACTGGATGCAAGCGCATTACCCGAACGGGTTTGGTCGCCCGGTGTCGATCACGCTCGACGGGCTCGACCTCGCCATCGACGACGCCGATGTCGCGTTGAAGGCCGGCGAGGTCGTGACCATCCATGTGACGCCTGGCCATATCGTCGCGGCGGCACTGATCGCGGCGTTGATTTCGTCGCTGGTCACGCTGGCGGCGACGCTGATCACCACGATGATTTTCGGCAAGCCCAAGGCGCCCGGCACCACGCCGACCGCCGACCCGGTCTATTCGATTTCCGGCGCACAGAACGCGGCGCGCATCGGCGAGCCGGTTCCGGTGAATTATGGCCGGATCATCACGGTGCCCGACTATGCCGCGCAGCCCTACACATTCTTCACGGGCAACCAGCAATATATCGACCAGATTCTTTGCATCGGCAAAGGCTGGCACCAGGTTTTGAACGTGCTGTTAGCCGACACCCCGGCGTCGGCGCTGGCGAGCGATGCCGTGCAATATTGGGTCTATGCGCCCGACCAGCACAACGGCGTTATGGGCACGATCGAGGCGCAGACCGGCGTGATGGAAAACGTCGTGTCCTCGCCCGAAGTATCCAACCAGGAATTGCCCGGCACGCCTGGCACCGGCAACCCCGGTTTCGGCGGCACCGTCACCGGCTATGGATCGGTGTTCGCGCCCAACGAAATCCTGTTCACCTCGGCGACCAAGCCGGCGACGCTGCCCGGCAATCAGTTTGCGCTAACCACCAATAGTCATTCGGGAAATTACACGGTTCAAAGCTACAATAACGGCGAGTTGCTCACCGTCGAGCAAACCCTCGTCAATGAATATCCGACCAATCTGACCCTGGTTTTCTCGGCGTCCGATCCGACCCGCATCGCCGGCCCGTTCATCTGCGCCAAGCCCGGCGCGCGCGGCAATCGCCTGATGTGTGACTTCGTCTTTGCCGGCGGCCTCTATGTGCTCGACAGCAACAACCATCTGACGCCTGCGACGGTTGACATTCAGATCACCGCGACGCCGATCGACGACAATGGCAACCCGAGCGGCGCCGACGTCGTCCACGTCGAGACCGTCACGCGGTCGAGCAACACCCCGCAACGCCTGACGGTGACGATGGACGTTGCGGTCGGGCGCTACAAAGTCCAGGTCAAGCGCCTGACCGCCGGTGCGCCCAACACGCAGACCGTCAACAGCTTCACCTGGACCGCGCTCAAATTCCGGCTGATCAATGCGCCATCGCCTGTCTATGCCGGCTGCACCTTGCTGGTCATCCGCATCCGCGCGACCAACGGCATAGCCTCCGACGCGTCGAGCCGCATCCGGGCGTCGGTGGTGCGCATGCTGCCCGACCTCGGCCAGGGCGCGAGGCGCGCCACCCGCGACCCCGCCGACGCCTTCTATGATGTTTATACCAATCTCGATTATGGCGCCGGGCGGCCTGGTTCCGAGGTCGACACCGACACCTTGCGCCGCCTGCGCGCCAACTGGCAGGGGCAAACCGCGTTCGACGGCGTGTTCAACCAGAAACAAACCATATGGGATGGGCTGACCATGACCGCGCAGGTTGCGGTCTGTTCGCCGCTGCCGCTCGGCCAGGCAATGTCGATGGTCCAGGACGGCGTCAAAGCCTTCCCGTCCTATCTGTTCACCGATGCAAACATGATCGCGTCGTCGCTGTCGCTGACCTACTCGTTCGACAAGCCCGGCGATTATGACGGGGTCGAGGTCGAGTATCGCGACCCCGCCACGTTCAACGCGACCTATGCGACATGGCCGGCGGGCGCGCTCGACGCCGACAAGGTCACCTTGTTCGGCTGCACCGATGCCGCCACCGCGCTCGGCTATGCCAAGCTGATGTGGAACCGGCGGCTGATGCAGCGCAAAGGCGCGCTGTTTGAAACCGAGCTCGAAGGCCTGCTCCCGCTCATGGGCGATCGCATCGCGGTGGCCGCGCAAATGCCGCGTTGGGGCATGTCGGGGCTGGTCTATGGCGTCGATCCCGGGCCGCCGCTGATTGTCACCCTCGACCAGGCGCCCGACTGGTCGCAATCCCCGCTGAAAGTCATGTTCCGATCCGAGACCGGCGGCGCCTCGCCGATCCTCGATATCGCGCCCGGCTATGGTGCGTCCGATATTGTCGTGTCCGGCGACCCGGGCTTTCCGCTCTATGCCGGCACCGGCCAGGAACCGACCCATTATTCGGTTGGCCCGGCCGACACGGTCGTCAAAGCTTTCACGGTCACCGATATGCAGCACCAGGGCGGGGTGCGAACGCAGATCACCGGCTCGATTTATGACCCTGCCATCTACGCGGGAACGCTGCCCTGGCTGGAAAGGGCGATGTGATGGCGCACGACCCCCGCCTGCGCTCGCCGGTCAAGGCGCCGACCGATCCGTTGCCGACCTATCCGCAACGCTTCCCGCTGGCGGACTCCGACGCCTATTCGATCGCGGTCAATATGGGCTTGCTGCGCTCCGGGATGGAGCTTGGCAACACAAGGCAACGCCGCATCTTCCGGCATATGCCGCATAGCTTGCAGCTAAGCTTTCACCTGTCGACCGCCGAGCTTTACGATTGGCAATATTGGGTGAATGCAACGGCTTATGACTGGTTCGTCATGCCGCTGGCGGACATGTTCGCGCCGCCCGCGCACTACTCGCCCGACGGCGTGCAGCCGCGCGGGCAGATCAGTCCGCAGGCGTGCCGCTTCACCTCCGATCTTGCCATCCAGCTAGCCGGCTATGACCGGTATCAAGTTACCGTCCAGGCCGAGCTTGGCCCGTGGCTCTTGTCGCAAATTCCGCCGCCGTCGGCCTTCTTCGTGATCGACGCCACCCGCCCGGGAACGGTGCTTGCGATCGCTGACAGATTAGACGGCCACTACCCCGCGACGCCTGGCCCCGATGGGCCGGTCGACGGCGGGACGGCGGCGAACCCGAGTTAGGAGGGCCTTCGCGATGACAACCGAATTCAAGCGGATGCAGCAATTGCGGGGCACTCGCCAGGAATGGCAGGCCGATAATATCGTGCCGCTCGAAGGCGAAATGGCGCTGGAAGTCACAAACTCGGCGGCGGGCGTCAAGGTCAAGGTTGGCGACGGCTACACCCCGTTTAGCGGCCTGCCCTATCTGTTTGGCGGCGACATCTACGGCGGCACGGGGCTGCTGGTCACCAAACACGAAGAGACCGCCACCGCCGGCCAAACCGAGTTCGTGCCCCCCGCCGCCTACCTGGTCGGTTTCGCCGATGTCTATGTGAATGGCGTGATGTTGTCGGCGGCCGAGTTCACCGCAACGGATGGACTGACCATCACGCTGGCACAGCCGGCCCAGGCCGGCGATATCGTCGCGATCATCGCCTATCAGGCCTCGCCGACGACAGGAATCGCGCCCGGTTCGATCGTCGATATCTATGGCCCCGCCGTCGACAAAGCGGCGTCGCAAAGGCTGGTGACGGATTCGGTCAGCTTTATTCAATCCGGCGACGATGCGGTGACACGCACCGCGCGGGACAAAATGCGTGAGTGGGTAAGTGTGGCGGATTTCGGCGCGGTCGGTGATGGCGTCACTGATGACATTGCCGCGATCAACGCGGCGATTGCTTCGTTCCCGGCGAGCGGTGGCTTGCTGCGCTTGCTGCAACGCCATGCCATTTCGTCAACCATCGTCATTGCCAAGCCGGTTCGTGTCGAAGGATTGGTGGAGGGCAGCGCGTTTCAGCCGGTGCAGCCGGCGGGCACTGAATTGGTCTGGATCGGCGGCGTCTTTAACGGGGCGATGATGAGGGTCGGCCTGTCAGGCGTCGGCACGAACACGCTATGGGGCGGCGGCGTCAGTAACCTCCGGTTCAATGGCGGCGGCCAATGCGCCTACGGTTTGCAAGTCTCCGATGCCAGCCACGGCGAATACCGCAATCTCTATATCTGGAATGTGACGGGCGCGGGGCTGCGACTGACGAGCGATGGCACCAAGATTAACATGCCTTCGGGTTGGAATCGGTTCTACGGGCTGTTTTGCGACATGCGCGCCGCGCTGACGGCATCGGCCAATGCCAGCGGCGTGCTGATCGACGCGAACAACGGCGACGGCAGCGCCGGGGTAACGCTCAACTATTTCGAAGATTTGAAAGTCAATCACTCGGGCGGGCATGGCGTCGCCTGGCTCAAAGGCGGCGACGGTATGGTATTCATGAAACCGCAGTTCTTCCGCGCCGACAGCGAAACCGGCTATAGCTGTTATTTCGGATCAACCGACGCCGCCGATATCTGCAACCACATCATGTTCTATTATCCGATTGCGACGGGCGGCATGTATTTTGCCAAGGCGGGGCTGCACACCGGCACGCATATTCATGATTATGACGGCCAGAACATCAATGCCGGTATGGGCCTTAATCTGATCCAGGGACCGGGCGCGTCGGAGGTTAAGGGCAATTCGACCTTCGGCCAGTTGTTCGGCCAATCGCGGCTATGGTCGAACCAGGACGTGATGAAGCAAGACCCAATGGTGTTGATCCGCTACGACGCGACGAACGCGATCGTCCAGACCAATGCCGGCAACTGGAAATACTTTGCGAGCGGCGGCAATGTGATTGAAAGCGGCCATGTCGGCGGCGGCGTCCAGATCGCAACGCTTGCGGCGGCGAATGACAGTTCGCTGCTGGCTAACGGAAGCGCCTCGTCAGGCGTCGCGCTCTGGCAATATCCATCGGCGCAATTCCTCCTTAACCTGCCCGACAACACGGCGATGAAGGCGCGCTGGGGGTTCCTGTCGAGCAACGCCGATCCGGCCTCAGACGGCATGTGGATTGAGTTCGATCCAACACTTTCGGGCGGGCAATATCGCTGCATCTGCGCCAAGGGCGGCAATCAAACGGTCGTGGTCAATTCGGCAGGACTCACCGGCGCTGGAAATCCGTTCCTGCGCTGGCGGATCGACGTATCAAGCGGCGCGGTGAATTTCTATGTCTCGGGCATTGGCACGCCCAACCCGCAACTAACAACGCTCGTTGCCAGCATCACAACCAACCGGCCGGACACGGCGACGATGACGTGCGGCGTCTACGTCAAAACCACGGCGGCGGCGATCAAGCGTCTTGATTTGGTCGATTTCAAGCTCGCGCACGACCTCGACCGCCGCTGACACGCGTCGCGACAAGGAGAAATCCGATGGGTAAGCCTTGGCTTATATCTCAAGTAATGGATTGGATGCCGCGCACGAATATTCCGATGAATGGCGGCGACGTGAATTTCACACTGTCGGACACCTACGGCAACACCGACGATGGGGTGAGTGGCGGGACATGGTATTTCGGCCGCAAATGGACCGGAGTGATCGGCACGACGCCCGCGCCGCGCGATCGCGGCCAAGGCGGCGTCGCTCACCATATCGATGTTCGTTACGACGACGCCGACATGGGGTCGGGTTTCGGCCAGGCCTTGCTGGGCCGCATTGTGATGACCGGCGCTTTCAAGGGTGGGCGCATCGGCACGCATGGCGAGGTTAACCAGCAACACGCCGCCGACCCGGCGCAGGCCAATTACAATTATGTCGGCCTGCAAGGCAGCGCGATCACGCACACCGGTGACGGTGGCGCCAACCTGACCACGGGCGCCAAGGGCTCTTATTTCGGCATCGGCTCCGAAGCCTATGCCTATGCGGCGGCGGCCAATTTGGTGACGATGTGCAGCATCGAAGCCAATATCTTTATGGAAGCCGGCGCCTCGGCTAAATTCGTGGTCGGCGTGTCGAGCAATGCCGCCAACGCCGAACATGGTTCGGTCGTTGATGCCGCTTTCGACATCGGCGGCCAGAACGACCCCGGCATAGCCAATCATGTCGGCTGGAATCACGGCATTCTCTTTACTGATCACCACGGCGGCGAGGCGGTGCATTCGGGGTCGATCCTGATCGGCTGGCATTGGGAAAACGGCCCCGCCCGCACGATCCTGCATGGCATTGATCTTTCCGGTTTCGCGATCACGGGCAGCATCATCCAAGGGCAAAGGTCGTTGCTCGACGAGGTCAAGCTTGTGCTCGGCGCCGATGGCACGTCGACGTCCAGCATCCTCGCGGGCAATGGCTCGACCAACGCGCATCTCGCTTTGGTCGCCAAGGGAAGCGGCGTCGTCCGCCTGCGCGACGGTGGCGGCGTCGACCGCGTGATGGCCGATAGCGGCTATGGGGTCGTGTTCATGCCGATTGCATCGCCGACCGCCCCGCCGGCCAATGGCCAGGTGTTGATTGAAAAAACCTCAAACACGAGCCTGACCTTTCGCATGCGGGGCAGCGACGGCACGGTGCGCGCCGCTTCGCTGACGCTGGCCTGATCGATGGAAAACCGCGTCAACGAAATCCTCGCTTTGCAGATCGGCCAAATGGTCATGCAAATCGCGGTCATGGAAGCGAAATTGCGCGAGGCAAGCGAGACGATCGCCGCGCGGGATCGGCAAATCGCCGAATTGCAAGCGGCGCGAGAGGTCATCGAATGACGCGGGATGATCTTTTGCGCGCCGCGATCCTGTCGGGGCAGGTCAGCGCCGCGCAGATCGTCGCGCATTGGCGCGCCGGGGAATACCGCCCGCTCGACCTCGACCGCTCGCCACCGTTGCCGGCATCGACGCCACGGGGGTAGCAGCGGGCAAGGAGCGCACTCGGCGCCCGACCCGCTAGATGAGACTGCCCCGCTTGCTCGCGACGCTGTACGGGCTTCTATGGCGGTAGCGCCTCGGCCGCCCGGGTTAGGATCGGGGTAAAAGGCGGGGTTCGGGGTGAGGTTCTGCCGCGCAGGCTTCCCCGTCACCGGGTTTCAACCTAACCCCCGCCTAACCCCGGCATTTTCGGCAATCTCTGGAAACCTTGGCGCGCCCGGAACGATTCGAACGTCCGACCCTCAGATTCGTAGTTTGAAGATTTTGACTATTTCCGACGCTGCACGAATTATCATTGGTGTCAAATAGCGCGCTTTTCTGCGCTTTTCTGGGCCGTCAAAATCGCGGCAATTTTTAGTAGTTGCATCGAAAGCGCGTTACGCCCTATCCCCCGCCTAACCCCAAACCCCAAAGCGCGACCATCAGACCTTCGCGACACGGTTTTTGGGCTCACGGCCACCGAGGGGCAAACGCCAATGTCAAGCAAAATCATGTTTACGAATAACCGGATCGAGGAGCTTGTTGCACCGCCAGGCGGGCGCATCGAATATCAGGACGCCAAGGTTCCCAATCTCAAGCTGCGCGTAGGCGCGCCGACCAAGTCGGGCGAGGTCGCGCGTAGCTGGTGTTATTATCGCTGGATCGACGGCAAGCCGCAGCGGATCACAATCGGCAAGTGGCCGGTGGTCAGCATCGAGCATGCAAGGAAGCGCGCGGAAGCGATCGCGGGCGAGGTGGCGCTTGGCAAAAACCCGGTCGAGGAAAAGAAAAAGGACCGCATCGCGACGGCGACGTTGCAAGAGATTTTTGACGAGTATCTGAAAACCAAGGGCGATAGCTTGAAGCCGCGCACGGTGGCCTATTACCGCGATCATTTCAGGCTGTTCGCCAAATGGGCCGACCGCCCGATGAGCAGCATTACCCGCGACGAGGTCGCCGAGCTCCACGCCGAGCGCGCCAAGCAATCGAAGGCGGCGGCGAATGGGTCGTTTCGCGTGCTGCGCTTTCTATTCAATCTTGCCCGCGACAAGGCGATTTCGTCCGAGCGCATCCATACGATGGATAATCCGGTCGAGGCTCTGACGGCGCGCGGGCTGTGGAAGCGTGTCGAGCGGCGTACGAACATCATCGACCTGCCGCGCACCGGCGATTATTTTGATGCGCTGTGCGAGCAACGCCCATCGGACGTGGCCGACTATATCATTTTCCTGATGCTCACCGGCATGCGCCGCACGGTGGCGTCGGAAATCAAATGGTCGCAAATCGATTTGAAGCTCGGCACGGTTGCCCTAAGCGGGCTCGACACCAAGAATCATGAAACCGTGAAATTGCCGCTGGCAAGCCAACTGGTCGCGATCCTCGCGCAGCGCGCCGGGCGTGTCGGCGTCAAGCGTAGCGACCTCGTGTTTCCGGGGCAGCGCGATCCGAAAAAGCCGCTCAAGGAACCGCGCAAGAGGATGAAAAAGGCGCAGGACGCCACCGGAATTAAGGTTTCGCCGCATGACTTGCGCCGCACCTTTACCAGCATGGCGGAATTGTTAGGAACGACTGATACGATGAAAAAGATTTTGCTGACCCATTCTAACAGCGACGTGACGCGCGATTATGTGGTGATGAGCCCCGAAGCAATCCGCCCCTTTTTGCAGCCGATCGCCGACAAGTTGATTGCCAATCGCACCGTTGTTCCTTTCCAGAAGGTTGCCGCATAATGTCGTGGTTTTATCACGATACCTCGCCGGTTCTGACCGCCGCGCAGATCATCGCTTTGCATTTTGCCCCGCATACCGACCTGCCCCCACCTATCAAGACGGTGGCGGCGATCACGCAACCGGCGGCGTGCGGCGGCCTGCCGGTGCTGGATTGCGCTAATCAGATGGGCGACGCGCAGGACGCTTTGACGCAGGCCTACACGGCGGCCGACACCGACGCCCGCCGCGCGATCATCATCAAAGCGGTCAAGGGCTCGACCACGGTGGCCAAGGGCACCGACTGGCGCGACGCGTGGGAAAAGGCGCATGGGCGGTTGCTTATGGATCGCATGCCGCCGGAAATGGCAGGCAACTACGCCCGCGCCAAGCATTATGGCGAGATGACCACGGTATCGAGTTATTACGGCCTCAACGTCAACGCGTCGACGATGTGCAGCTATGACGGCCACTGCACGACCTACGTCACCAGCAACGGACGTTAATCCGGCGGGGCAGAAAGCCCGCGAATTCATCGAGGCGGCAATTGCAACCATTGCAACCGCCCGCAAGACTAAGTGAAGGAAATAGAATGTCCTGGTTTTATCCGCAGGAAGTCCTGACGGCCGCACAGATCATCGCCTTGCACATGGCGCCGCACGCTGACCTGCCCCAGCCGGTCAGGACGGTGGCGGCGATCACGCAACCGGCGGCATGTGGGAGGCTCAAGCCGCTCGATTGCGCCAACTATATGGGCGACGCGCAGGACAATTTTACCGCCGCTTATACGGCGGCCGACACCGACAAGCGCCGGGCGATCATCATCGACGCGATCAAGGGCGCCACCACGGTCGAAAAGGGCACCGACTGGCGCGAAGCGTGGCTAAAGGCTAATGCCCGGCTGACGCTCGACCGCATGCCGCCACAGATGGCGGCCGACTACGCCCGCGCCAAGCGGTTCGATCGGGAGAACGGGATGGTGTCGACTTATAACGGCATCAACGTCAACGCGGCGACGTTTTGCAGTTACGATCACTCCGGTTGCTCGACCTACGTCACCGAGAAATAAGCGCGTCCGGCGGGGCAGAAAGCCCGGGCTTGGGGGGTCGCACCTTCAAGCCCGGGCTTTTTGTTTAGGCGGGGATCAAGTCCCGCGTGCGCTCCACGCACCGCGCGAGCTCGGCCAGCGACGCTTCGACATCGTCATCTTGCGCGCAGGCCTTCACCAGCGCGGGCAGGCCCTCATAAATCGCCCGCTCGACCTGATCGCGGCTCGCCTCGCGGCCTTCGCAAAACCATTCCACCCGTCTCGGCTCGCCCATGCTGAAAAGCATCTGAGCCGACATGGGATCGAGTTGCATCGGCGTGAACCATGCCGCGATATAGACCGCGCAGGCCCCCGGATTGCGCGTGATATGGATGCCGGCCGGATCGATGCGCGCGGGCGGCAAATCCTTCTCATTGCGGCGCATGCCCGGCCTGGTCAGGAACGGGCAGGCGGTGGCGGCGAAGCGGGCGCAATCGAGGTGCGACGGCGGTTCGCTCGATATGCGATTGATCACACACATAGGGCCGACCACGAACGCTTTGACGTTCAAAAGCCTTTGGCCGCAAATCCAGCAAAGGCGCTTGCGTACCGCCTGGCGAATCTTGCCGGGACCGATCACCCGAAAATCGGGTTCGCCATCGATCCAGGCGACAAACCAGGGCACTGGAAAGCCGCGCGCATCGGTCGGCAAGGCGGCGATGCGTGGCGACAGGTTGGCGAAGCGGCGCGCGTGCATCACGACGCCGCCCGCCCGGCCCGGCTTTCGATAAAGGCGTCCAAATCTTCGACGAGATAGAAAATTCCCGTGCGTCCGCCCGATCGGTAGAATTTCGGGCCGGCGCCGGTCGAGCGCCACCGGTTCATGGTCTGCATGGCAACGCCGAGATATTTTGCGGCGTCGGTGATGGTCACGCGGTTTTCCAACGCAAAATGCTTCGGCACTTTCGGCGCCTCCTTTGGTGCCTCGTTAGCGAATCTCTCCCGTCTCCGGATCATAGCTGCCTCTCTCCTCATCAAAGCCTGGGTCGTAATCTGGATCGGGCTCGCGCCTGAGCTCGCCGGCCTGCTCGCCTTCGATCGGTTCGGCCTGCCCCTCGGCCGGATCGCCATTACTGCCCAGCGCCGCCGGCCAATCGGGCGCGCCGCCGCCGCGCTCGTCGAGCATGCGGCCTTCCATGTCGATGATGTCGCCCGACATCGGCAGAGACTTGGCATGGCGCCGCACCACGGTTTTGACCGCCATCTCTGGAAACCAATCGACCCAGGGGCCTTTTGCTTGCTTTGCCTTGCCATCGCGATCGGGACCGATGGCGCCGGTTTGGCTTTTCTGGCGGACCTTATCGATTTCAAAGCGGCGCATGACGTCGAACGATTTTCCGCCGTCTTTCATCGTCACAATCGAATAGGCCGCGACGATGTCATCATCGAAAAGCTCGATTTCGAGCAAAGGCCGATGGCGCAAAAACCCGTCGGTGCCTTCTTCATATTCGAAGGCGCCGGCCTCGACCTCGGCCCGATAGACGCACTTGGCGGTGAGGCTGGCGACCTCGCCCGATTGCAGAATCTTTTTCCGAAGGCCTAGCAGCATCGGCATATACTGGACCTTCGGAACGGCGACCCATTCGCGGCCCGCTTTCTTCCATTCCTTGAAAATGACCAGCGCGGCTTCGCGGCCATCTGGCAGCAATCCGTCCTGGCAAGCCATTGTGGCCGCGCCGATCAGCGATCGCCGGTCGGCGAGGATCAAATCGGGATTGCGCGAAACCGCCGTCAACACGGTGGCGCGGAATTTGGCGAACGGGATATGGATGGGCAGCATCGGCGCCAGGATATGCTGGCGCGTCACAATCTGACCGTCGAGTTTGGTCAACGGATTGTCAGCCATTCCAAAGCATCCAGGTTATCAGCGCGAGCGAGACCGCGACGACCAGCGCGGCGCGCTGCCAGTGGGCGGCGCTACTGTGCGGGCTCGGCTGGAAGCAATGCGCCAGCGTGCGCGGCGCGCGATCGCTGGGCAGCGGTTCAAGGAAGCCGGTTTTGCCGACGCGGTAGCAATGGCGCCCGATGAAGACGAGCGCGCCCGGCTGGCGTAGCGGTGGCGGCGGCAGCGGCCAGGCGCGGCTATGGCCCGGATTGCTCATACCGTCACCACGGTCAGCACGGTTGCAAGGAAGTCATCCAGGCAGGCCTTGGCAATGTCGGTGCTCGAATAGAAACCGAGGTCGACCAGCCATCGGACATCAACCGGATCACCGGCCCCAACCAGGGTAACACTTATGAGAGTGACCCGGGCGATGCTCGCCCCGATTTGGGCAACATCGTAACGGACCTCGACGTCGGCCCAGCCGTCGCCGAACCCGGCGAGGTTCATTTGCAGCGTTAGAGGGAGCATCCGCGACATGGGGCGACTCTCCTTACTATCTTATGCAACTTGGAACGCGCTGTATGAGCCTGATAAACGCTCATGACAAGTTGGCAATTACTGGCAACTGTCGCTAGTTATCGAGTAATCATGATATCTCGTGAGTAATCAACGGGTAGAAGCCTCCATTTTGGTTGGATTTAACTTGCAATCGCCCGAGTCTTAAAGATAGGACGGGCGAATGAAGCCGCACCATCACCCCGAAGCCGCCATTATCGAAGCAATCGGCGTGCCCGCGCTGGTTAAGCGCTTCAACGCCAGTTTCCAGAAGGTAAATCATTGGAAATTGAAGGGGATTCCGGAAGGTTACCGCGCCATTATCTCTGAGATGGCGAAGGCGATCGACTGTCCATTACCCGCTGATTTCCTTGAACCGCGCCCCTTTCGGAATCGGAGGCGTGCGGCATGACAAGCGGATGGGTTTTATTGGGCCTGCTAATCCTTTTGGGTGCTTTGGCTATTTTGGGGGTGCGCAAGCTATGACCTTTGGTCGAGCCTTGCTGATCGCCGCCGCGTGGACCGCTGCCAGCGTGGTGCTTGCGGTCAGCTATGCCGCGTGGCGCGTCACCGTCTTTTGGCTGGCGACCCAACCATCGAAATTTGAGCCCGAGCGGTGGCCGACCGCTGATCAATGGGAGAAAGCGCATGGCACGGAGAGCCGCAACCCCCGCCAATGATGCGGTCGAAGAAATCGCCCGGCCCAACTTTCAGAAGCTCAAAATCATTTTGCTCGGCGACATTCGCCCGGCCGAGGAAAAGCAGCAAAGCGCGAAAGGCGATCTTTCGGCGGCGTGGAAAGCGGTCGAGGACGAAGCGCACTGCAACAAGAAGGCGGCGAAGCAACTCCACCGCCTGCGCCTGATGTCCGACGAAGCCTGCGACGACTATTTGCGGACGTTCCTCGGTGGCCTGGAAGCGCTGGGCCTGGGCCTGACCGCTGACCTGGTCGACGCGATGGAAGCCGGCAAGCAAGCCACCGCCGTTCATTGACAAGCTAACTCCGCGCCCGGGAGGCGCGCTCTGTCATGCCGCTCAATGTCGTCCATCCCATAGATGATCTATGGTCGATCCCGCGTTTCTACGTGGAACCCCGCGACAAGGGCCTGGCCAGCGAAACCCAACGCCAGGCCACCTTGCTCGGCCTGGTGGACCAGTTCGCGCCCGACGTGGTGGCCTGGTCCACCCCCAACGAAGGCCGCCGTACCAAGTGGGAGCGCGGCCACTTGCTGCAAACCGGATTGAACGCTGGCGCGCCTGACCTCAATTTCGTCTGGACCGGTGGCGATGCCTTTATCGAGATGAAATCGGGCACGCGCGCGCTGTCGCCTGACCAAATCCATTTCTGTAACGAGCTCCACGCGCTCGGGCGAAAGGTCGCCTGTTTCCGCGATCCGATGAACGCCTTTCGGTGGCTGGTCGAGCATGCGGGCATGCCGGTTCGGAGCATGCCGCGATGACAAAGCGTCTTTCGCGCAAAGCCGGCAAGGCCTTCGCGAAAGCGCAGACCGACGACCCGGTGAATCGCGAGACGCATGATTTCGATCCGACCTGGCCCGCCGCCACGCGCGCGCTTTTGGGGGTCGAGCATTTTGATGGCGATATCTGGGAACCGGCCTGTGGTGACGGCGCGATGTCGTTCGAGCTCGAAGAGGCCGGCTATCGGGTGATTTCAACCGACCTGATGTATCGCGGCTATGGCGAGGGCGGGCGCGATTTCCTGATGGAGTGGCAACCGCTCGCCGCCAATATCGTGACCAACCCGCCTGTCCGCTTTGCGGTCGAATTCTGCGATCGGGCGCTAACGCTGACCGAACATTCGCGGGGCAAGGTCGCATTCTTTCTGCGCCTCGCGTTCCTGGAAGGCATCGACCGGGGCTTGTGGTTCAGGACAACCCCGCTTGCACGCATCTGGGTGATGAGCCGGCGCGTACCGATGCAGCGCGGACGCTTTGCCAACAACGACGACAGCACCGGCGTCATTCCGTTCGCGTGGTTCGTCTGGGATCACGGCCACATCGGCGGCGCGCCGGCCCTGGGGTGGCTCGACTGGAAAGACTTCGCATGATGGTCGCCGCCCTCTTTGTCGCAAAGGGCGGCTGTTATTGCGGCCTGCCCGACGTGGACCCGTGGGATGAAGAGCGCGATGCCCGGCAATATGCCGGCCCGCATCCGGTCGTTGCCCACCCGCCTTGCCAGCGCTGGGGCAATTTCTATGCCGGCTCGCCGCTCGCCATCAAACGGGGCAAGCGCAAGCTACTCGGCGACGATGGCGGCTGTTTTAAGGCTGCGCTTGCCGCCGTCCGCAAACATGGCGGCATCATCGAACACCCGGAAGGCAGTCGCGCATGGCTCCATTTCGGCCTGAAAAAGCCACCACGCGAGGGCGGCTGGGTTTCGGCTGATTGGGATGGTGGCTGGACCTGTCGCGTCGAACAAGGCTTCTACGGCCATTTTGCCCGCAAACCGACATGGCTGGTCGCCTATCATTGCGAGCTTCCAAGCCTGTGCTGGGGTTGCGGCGAACGTCGCCTTAACGCCGCGATCGTCGAACGCTGGGGAATTGAACGGGCGATCCGGTTGGGCGAGGTCGGCAGCGTAGGCGGTGGCGGCAATGACGCCGCGCGCATCGCTACGCCCCCGCAATTCCGAGACCTTTTGCTCGGTATCGCTCGCACCGCCTATGCGAAACGAGCCGCCGCATGATTACGGCAACGCGCCTTGGTCAAGCATCTCCATCAGGAGCGACACCGGCCCGCTTATGTCGCGGTCGCCTTTCTCATAGCGCCGGATGGTACGCAGATCGTCGAGGCGAAGGCGTCGGGCGAGCGCGGCTTGCGTCAGGCCCGCACGCTTGCGGATCGCTGCAAATTCGGTGGCGGTCACTGGATGCCGGCTTCACGCTTATACTCGACGAGGATTTGCGCGACCTCGACCTCGCTGATGGTCGGGCAATCCTCGAACGGATCATAGCCAACGAGGTCGAGATATTCGGCCGCCAGTTCGGCGCGGGATTTGATCGCCACGATTTCAACCGACACGACCCGCACGACGGCGCCGGTCTGCCGGCTGATCAGATCGCGGCCAATCTTGCGCCGCTCGGACACTGCATGGTTTTCGGCGCTGCCCAGATTGCGCGTCTCGAAACGGCGCACCTCGCCATCGGCAAAGGTGGTCACAACGGCGTGAGTCTTGGGGGCTGCGAGTGCTGCGGCAATCAGCGGATGCGTGTCCATTTTCATTCTCCCGTGTCCGGTGGGGCATTGCCCCGTGGTCATGCCGAAATAGGACCATTGGCCCTATCTGTCAACGCGCATCGGGAGCGGGCAGCATGACCGCGCAGGTCATCACCCTGCCGGTCGATCCGACCGCGATCGCCCGCCATATCGTCGCCGCGCAAGACAGACTTGCCCGCCTGACCCGCGACCCGGACTCCACCCGCGACCAGCGCATCGAAGCGACCATCGAAGTCGCGCGGCTGATGCGCCGGCTGATCGATGATTTGCGGGACGCGCCGCTATGAGCGAGCGCCCGCCGCATCTGCGTCTCGCACGCCCGCCGGTGGTGTTTCCGTCGAGCTTGATCAATGCGGAAGCCGAATATCAGATGCTTGCCGCGATGCTGTGTTTCCCCGAGGCGCTCGACGCGGTGGCCGGCTACCTGGTCGACGATGATTTCACCGAAGGGTTTTTCAGGGGGCTGTTCGCCATCCTGGTCAACGAAGTGGCATTGGGCCGCAAGCCGACCGTCTTATCGATAAAACCGATCGTCGAAATGCTGCCGGGTTATGGCGAGTTCGGAGGCTGGCCAGCAATGGCCAAGATGACCGGCTTTGTCCCGCTGCTCTATGACTGGAAGGGCCTGGCGAGGGATTTGCACCGGATCGGCAGGCGGCGGCGCTTCCTGATGCGCGTGGCCGAGACGACGAGCCTTGTCGAAGATGCCGCCAGCACCACCGAAGCGATTCTAAACGCGTTCGAGCGCGCCGCCGAGGAGCTCGCCTACAAAGATGACCGGCAACGCGGGCGATCGGCGGCCGAGTTGTCGGCGGCCTATGTCGAAGCGATCAATCAACCCGTCGAGCGCGGTTTTCTATCGATGCGGATTCCGTCGCTCGATACGGCCATCGGCGAGATGCGCCGCCGTGACCTGATCATCGGCGCGGGCCGGCCTGGCATGGGCAAGACGGCCACCGCGCTTGGCGTGGCGCTTGGCGTCGCCGAGCAAGGGCACGGCGTGTTGATTGTCAGTCACGAAATGGGCGCCGACGACCTGGTCGAACGCATGTTGGCCGACATTTGCTATGACGGTGACGACCGCGTCACCTATGAGCATATCCGCAGCCATCAACTCGATATGATCGAAAGCCGCCAGGTCTGCCGCGCGCACGACCATTTGCGTGACTTGCCGATCATGATCGAGGACGAACCCCCCGCCACGATCGCCGGGCTTGAACGCCTGGTGAGGCACCACAAGCGCCGCTTTGCCGCCAGGGGCAAAAGGCTCGACTTGATCATCGTCGACTATCTCCAATTGATGGCGTCGCTCGACCCGCGCGCCAAACGCTATGAAATCGTGACCGAAGTTTCGCGCGGGCTGAAACTGATCGCCAAATCCGAAAAGGTCGTGATGTTCGCGCTTTCGCAATTGTCGCGCGAGGTCGAGCGGCGCAGCGACAAGCGGCCGACGATGGCCGACCTGCGCGAGTCCGGCGCGATCGAGCAAGACGCCGATACGATCCTGTTGATGTTTCGGCCCGAATATTATTTGCGCGCAGCCGTTCCCGACATTGGCACGCTCGACCATGAAAAATGGGAACGCGCGATCGCGGACGCCGCCGACCGCATCGATTTCATTTGCCCGAAACGGCGCAATGGGCGCGCCAACATCACCAGCCGGGGGCTTTTCCTCGGCGATTACCAGGCTGTGAGGTGAGGTCATGAATGGAAAAGAGGAATTGCTGCGCGCCTTGGCGAAAACGGGCGCTTGCTCGGCCGACATTGCCGTCGATTTGCAACGCCTCGTTCAATGTCTCGAAGCCCGCGAGCGATGCGAAGCGCAGATTGAAGACGTGACCATCAGGCTTTCGATGCGCTTTTACGACATCGGAGTGAGACCGCCGGTATCACATCGGCTCATCGAAAACGTCGCGGATGACGTCAAAGCCTACATGGAAGCGACCAACTACCGGGAAGATGAGAAGCTGTACGCCGATCGCGACGCGATGATTGCGGTCGTCGAGCAAGAGCGGGCGAAGGCCGCCGAGGTGCAATCGTGAGCGCGCTTGCCATGCTGGCCAGCTATTTGAGCGGGCCGAGGCTCACCGGGGAGGAATTGGGCGAAGCGATGGACAAGATCGAGGCCGCTATGCGGTCTGAGCTTGCCGCAACGACTGTTTCCCCGAAGTCGCCAGAGGCTATCCGAAAAGCCAATTACCGCGCGAAGAAACGCATATTGGCGATCGAGGATCACAGCCAACGGGACAATGTCCCCGATGTGCAACCTGCGCGGGACATGTCCCAAAACGGCGGGACACATGTCCCGGTCGATGGTGCCGCGTTGGGGCCGATAAATGGCGGAAAACTGCCAGAAACTGGCGATCAATCTGACCGGGACACCGATGGGACAAATTGGGACAATGTCCCATCTGCCTCGCGCGACTCTAACCTTTCTTCTTCTTCTTCTTCTTCTTCTTCTTCTTTTAACCTTCTTCTTTCTGATAGGCAGGAGTCTGAGTCTCCGCGCGCGCGAGGAACGAAACCCGCGAGCGCGAAAGGAACCAAGCTTCCCGAGGATTGGACGTTGCCGCCAGCGTGGGAGCTTTGGGCGCGGCAACAGGGCTTGGACGCCGAAACGATCCAGATCGAAGCCGCGAAATTCCACACAGAATGGCTGGGCCGAGGCACTTGCCGGCCCAACTGGCGCGCGACCTGGCAAAACTGGATTTGGAAAGAGATTGGGCGGCGTCGGGAAATCGCCGAACGCGATGCGCGATTTGCCGCCGAGCGGGATGCACGCCAGGCGCAACGGAACGCACAACGCGAAACGGACGAAGCTGCTCAACGCTATCGGGCAATCCTTGGTCACGACATCGGCAAGGCCCCGCCTCTCGCCAGCCAGGCGAGGCACTGACCATGCCCCCCGTCCGCCCCTCCGGTTCGATCTACGGAACCCCCGCATGGCACCGCCTGCGCGGCCAGGCCCTCAAGCGTGACGGCTATCGCTGCACCGTGTGCGGGGTGTCGGTACGTGGCCGAGGCAACAGCCGGGTCGACCATGTGTTGCCGGTGTCCACCTACCCCCAGCACAAGCTGGAGCTCGCCAACCTGCGCACGCTGTGCCCGTCCTGCGACAACAAGCGGCACGCTGAGAAGGGCGGCAAGGAACGCCCGGCGATCGGCGACGATGGCGTTGCGCTCAAGGGCTGGGGGTCGAGCGAATGACCGACCGCATCGAAACCCGCACCCGGTTCTGGGATGGCAACCGAGGGGCTTACCGCATCCGGGTTTGCACCCCCGGCATGGAAGATCGCATCGAGGAGACCGAGCCAATGACCGGGCGGCACGTCCTGACCCTGCGCTTCCCCGAAAAATGCGACGAACCGAAGCCGATTGCGCTTGACCCGGGCGACGACGACCGGGGGCGAGGCCCGAGCGAGGGGGGGGAGGTGTCGACCTCCGGAAATCCCAAATCAGCGGGCAGTGAAGTCGAAAACACATGCGAAACACTCAAAAAACGGCCCCAATAGAGGAATTGACCATGCGAGCACCGAAAGTCCGCAAAGCGCCGTCAACGTCGATTACGCGACAAGTCGAGGCGTTTGCACAAGCCGGCAACTTGCCAGAACCGCCTTATGGGCTGCGATTGCGTGGCAAGGTCGAGCGGGCGCGTTGGGAAGGGTATATGCGCCAACGACCGACGGATAATTGGGGTGAAGGGTCGTTGACGGCGGTTCACGACCTGGTGAAGTTAGAGACAACTATCCTGCAATTGACCCGCTCGATTGAAAAGAACGGCCGGATCATCATCAACACGCGCGGCGAGGAAAGGGTTAATCCTTTGCTAGAGTCTTTGCGTGCTTCGCAGCGTGCCAAGATTGCGCAACAACGCTTGCTAGGCCTGGCCGACTTCGCAGGGTCGGGCGCCGGTGCCGTCGATCGCCGCGCCACCAAACAGGAAAACGAGGCACGCGCCGCCGAAGCGCAGACCGGGGGGCGGTCGTCCAGGCTGTTCGCGGTCTAAATCGAAAGGACGGGATGATGAGCCACCATGCCGATGAGCCATTTGACGGGCCGGAATTCCAGCGGCGTCAAACACTGATGCGCGACCTTCTCAATACGACCGGCTTTCGTGGCGCGATCGGAGCCTATCCCGAGGGCAAGCTAACGCCGAACGACGAAGGCAATTTGCAATTCGCAATTGGCGAGCATGACGGGAAGGTCGTCATTGATTTCGGGACGTCGGTGCATTGGGTCGGCATGACGGCGCAGCAAGCCGCTGATTTCGCCAGTGCGGTCATGAAACAAGCGCGTTACCTGGCCCGCAAGAATGGCGAAACTGTCGCCTTCACGATCGGCTGATGGGCGCCACCGACCTCACCGGCTGGGAGCCTATCCACACGGCGCCGATGGACGGCAGCGCGGTGCGTCTGCGTCGCGTCGTGGGCGACCATCTGGTGATGGAAGGGCGCGGCAAATTCGTTTTTGTGTCGTCCTGCGCGGTGGCGCTGCTGCCATTTCCGCCCGATGCGCTCGGCCAGCTAACCGACGACATCGCCACAATCGAACGCAGAGGCACCACGGAGCGCACCGACCCGCAAAGGGCATGGATGACCGCCGACGGGCGCTATCGCTTCCCTACGCCTACCCATTGGCGCAGCGATGAGGGGAAAGGCCAATGACCTGGCAATCGATCGACACAGCACCGAAGGACGGAACGCTGATTATCGGTCTCGACCGCAACGCGGCGAATGTCGGCTGGATGTACCCGGTTGTGATGAAATGGGACCAGATGCATTGGCGCTTCGTCAACGGAAGCCAATGGCAAAACTGGTCTGACTTCGCCGAAGGGCCGAGGCTTTGGGCGCCCGTTCCCCCTATTCCGCCGGAAGAGCGTCAATGACCTGGCAGCCCAAAGCGATGCCGATCGATTGGCCGCTGCGCGAGCTCGTCGCCGAGCTGCGCGCGATCGAGCGCACCGGGCGCGACGTAGGCCGCCGCGAATGGCTGCAACTCGCCCGGCGTTTCGTCCGATGCAAATGGTTCATCCTGCGCGGTGGCGTCCCCGTGCCGCCGCGCATGCGGAGAGTAAGGCGATGATGACCACCAACGAACCCGATGTGATGGCGATCGCCAGGGAGATGCTTGCGGCCGAGTATGAGATGCCGCCGTTCGGCGCTGCCTATTCCACGCTGCTGCGCGCCTCTGATGGGACCGATCTAAACGACACGACGATGGTCGCTTTGCGCGCCATTGCAAAAGCGCTCGAAGGTCGCACCGAGGCGGCGGCGAAGATCGCCGACGCGCAGGCGCAGCGCTACCGAGATAAGATGGTCGGTTGCGATGACCTCGACCTTTACGAGCTGCGCGAACATTCGGCGGAGGCATGCGAGCAAGTCGCCTACAACATCCGGGCCATATCCCTGACCGGCGAGAGGGTCGCATGAACGCGCACGAGCTCCCGCACGGCTGGCAACCGATCGGCGCGGCGCCGACCGATGGCACCACGCTTTTTCTGCGCCGGCTCTATCAGGGCCGGCTTGTATGGCAGGGGCGTGGCTTTCACGGGTTCATGGCGGCCGACGCGCTGCCGCCGTTGGGGCGTGACCCGCTTAACCGCATGAGCGAGGCGGATTACGCGGCCGAAGAGGCCGAGCGCCAGGCGCTCAAATCTACAAGCGGATGGATCACCGCCGACGGCATGCACTGCGCGCCGATGCCAACGCACTGGTGGAACGGCGATGATGAGCCGCCGCCGCCGTGACGCACCTCGGCGCGATCACCGCCGCGCCGAAGCTGCGTCGCCGCTGGCCCAAGCCCCGGCCGCCGCGCGACTATGTCGACCCGCAAGCCTATGCGCCCGGCGCGGTGATCCCCTTGCCCGACCATATTGAACGCGCGCTTGTCTGCGCCGATCGCACGCGCTTCAAGGTGCGCAACTGGCGCCCGCTCGACGTCGACGACATGACCGAAGCCGAACGCGCGATGCTATTCCTCGAAGAGAATGTAAAAGTCCCGTCGGGGCGGCTGGTTGGCAGAGACTTGCGCCTGTTGTTCTTTCAGGAAGTCATTCTCTACATATTGCTTGATTGTCAGCCGTCGGTTTTCATCCTGTCGATGGCGCGCAGGAACGGGAAAACCTTTCTTTTATCGTGCATCGCGCTGCTGTACCTGGTCAGTTGGCTAGCACAGCGCAATTCCGCGATTGCGTCCGCTGCAATGAGCCGCGAGCAAGCCGGGCTGATCTACAAGGAAATGTCGCGGATTGTCGCGTTCTCGCCGCTGCTGGCATCGCTGATAGGCTTGATCCCGTCGAGTAAGCGCGCCGTCGGCCTCAAGGTCAATGCGGAATATGCCGCGCTGTCGAGCGAGGCGAAAACCGGGTTCGGCCAGGGCATCCGAATCTTAATCCTCGACGAAGCGGGGCAGATTCAAGGGCCGACAAACGACTATGTCGAGATGCTGGAAAGCTCGCAGGGGTCCGCGCTCGACCCGCTGTTTGCGATCATATCCACCCAAGCGCCATCGGACGCCGATTACCTGTCGGTGATGATCGACACCGCGACCCGCGACCAGCCGGCGGACGTCGCGTGCATTAATTTCACCACCCCGGTGGAGCTCGACATATCGGACGAATCCGGTTGGCTTTTGTCGAACCCGGGGCTCGGTGTGTTTCGGTCGATTGAGGATTTGCGCAAGCTTGCCAATGGCGCCAAGCGCATTCCCGAAAAGGAAAACAGTTTCCGAAATCTGATGCTAAATCAGCGCACCGCCATGCAAGGGCTGTGGCTGTCGGCGGCGGCGTGGAAGGGCGGCAATGGACCGATTGATGTCTCCCTATTTTCCCGCGCCGAGCGCGTCGCTTTGGGCCTCGACTTGTCGATGCGGACGGACCTTACGGCCGCTGTGCTCGCCGCCCTCGACGATGACGGTTGTGTCCATCTGCTGCCCTATGTGTTCGCGCCCGAAGTCGGCATCGACGAGCGATCGCTACGCGACAAAGTCCCCTATCGCACCTGGGCCGACAAAGGCCTCTTGATCCCCGTCCCGGGTTCGTTCGTGGCTTATGATTGGGTGGCGGCATGGCTGGCGCGGCGGTTCGAGGCGGACGGAATCGAGCCGATGACGATCGCGTTCGACCGCTGGCGGATTGACCTATTCCGGCAAGAGGCCGCCGATACGGGACTCGGGATCGGCGCCACCTGGTTGTCGGTTGGCCAGGGCTATCGGGATATGAGCCCACGCCTCGAAAGCTTCGAAGGCCTGTTGCTCGACGGCAAAATCATCCACGGCGGCCACCCGCTGTTGACGATGGCGGCGTCGAACGCGATCGCCACGCGCGACCCGGCGGGCAACCGCAAGCTCGATAAAGCCAAATCAACACAAAGGATTGACCCGCTCGTCGCCGCAGTCATGGCCACGCATGAATTGATCAAGATCGAGGCGGGAGAACCTGCAATTATTGTGTAACGTCGGTAAGTGAATAACATTGAAAATGGATATTGATGTCTCTTGACGGGTTAGGCTATCTCATATTCACAACAAACCGGCGAGTTTTTCCGAGAGGGTAGGCTTATGGCTACGAAAATGTTGACCAAAGCACCGACATATGCGGGAAAGTCCGATAATGTCGCCGCACCACCCAAAGCTGGCACCGCCGCCTGGTTTCATGAAAATGTAAAACGCGGGCGCAGTGAAATCTTTACGGTTATCGGTCAGTTAACTCCGGCGATCGCCACCGAGTTATTAAAGAACAACGACGCCAACCGCCCGATTTCTCCGCGCGAAGTCAACAAATATGCCCGCGATATTGCGGAAGGCCGCTGGCAGTTCAACGGCGAGACCATCATTATTGCCAAAGACGGCCACGCCAATGATGGCCAGCATCGCGCCACCGCCGTGCTTCAGGCCAACAAATCTATCCCGGTGCTGTTCGTGTTCGGCGTCGAACGCACCAGCCGCGAAACGCTCGACCTCGGACGATCGCGAACGGCCGGCGACATTCTGTCGATGCAGGGCACCAAAAACGCAATGGTCCGCGCCGCGATCGCGCGCGCCATCATTCAGTGGGAATATGGCGAGGGCAAAACCCTGTCGCCGAACCGCAGCGCGACCATATCCGAGGTAGTGGCGCGCGCCGATCGCGACGACGAGGTTGACCGCGCGACCGGCTTTGCTGTGCGCAATCAGCGGACGGGCGGATATCTGGCGGGTTCGGTGGCCGGGCTGATGCATATCCTGCTGACCCGCATCGACGTGAACGCGGCCGAAACCTTCCTGACGCAAGTCCTGTTCGGCGAGAATATCAAGCGCGGCGATCCGGTCTATGTGCTCCGCGAAAAGCTGCCTACCCTGTCCAACGCCGCCGGCCCGCGCGTTGCCGCCACTATTCGCGCGTGGAATTTCGAGCGGCGCGGGGCGAAGCTGACCGGCCCCAGCCGGTTGCAATCGATCCTGCCGTTCCCGCCGATCCGCATCAGCGCCACCGATGCCGGCGGCGAGGCCGAGCCGGAAGGCCAGGAAGAAATGGACGTATGAGCAAGGCCGACCCCATCGACGTGCCGCACGACTATGAGGCGTTCGGGCTGACCTATGGGCGCTTTGCCGAGATTGCGGCGCGCGTCCCGTTCCTGGTGGAAATGGAGACGATCATCGGCGGCGCGCTCGCGATCGACGACGACATTTCACCTGATGAAATGGCCGCGTTTTTCAAATGGCGTGCGATGGCGCAATTTGCATCCATTCTCGCAAACGAAGCATCGCGATCGATCGGCAGCGAGGATATCGCGGATTTCATGGGCTATCTGAAACGGATGGGCCTGCCATGACCGATGAACCCGCCGAGCCGCCCGCCGATTCAATGGCGGGCGTCATCACCGACATGCACGTCCAGGCCGCATCCAGGCGCCTCTATGCGTGGGCGCGTAGCACCGAGCTACCGCCGCAAGTCCGGTTTGATTTGGGCTTCCTGATGGGCCGCCTGTCGCGGTACGAGCGCATTATGGGCGCGCCACCGTCGCCCGGGGGGAATTGAATCATGACACGCCTCTATCGGCTCGACGGGCACAACGTCGTCAAATGCGCCAACGTCGCGGAATGGGACGAGGGGTTCGAAGGCGATCACTGCGTCGCTCTGACGGAGGTCGATCATGTCACCGTATCGACCGTGTTCCTCGGCGTCTCTCATGGGTTTCGCAACGCCGCGCCGATCGTGTTCGAAACGATGTGCTTTGCCAAAGGCGGCGACGCCGTCGAGGGCTTCGACCGCTATGCAACATGGGAGGACGCCGAGGCCGGTCATGCGGCAATCGTCGAGACGTGGCGCAAGAAATTGGCCGAGCCGGGGGACTGAAATGCCGACCTTGACGGAGTTGCAAACATGGGTCGCCCGCGCGCGTGATGCGCAACGCGCTATCGACCAGATCATCGACCAGGCGCGCCGCGAAAAGGCCGAGGCCGAGACCGCGCCACCGCCACCGCAAGGGAAGGAATGATATGGCCAGGCGCTTGCCCCCGCTGGGCTTCACCCACCTCCCGAGCCAGCGCCCGGCGAGCATCCTGCGCCGCTTCCGCTATTGGCTCATCAGGCGGCTCGCGGGGCGCGATAGCGTGGCGATCAACTGTTCGACCGCCGAGGGTGTCGTACCGACCCTGGACATCGGGGGCGACGCGGGCGCTGTGATCCACCGGCTACTTGTCGGCGTTCCCGAGCATCGGCCGCACCTGCGCAAGACGGTGCATTTCCGCACGGTCGCCGCCGGCAAGGAATAGCCATCATGGAAAAAGGTCGGAAAAAGCTTGTCGCCGCCGTCCATGCCGAATTTGAGCGCGTGCGAAAAGAGGTCGAACCGAAATTGTTGACGGTCGGCCAGGCGCCCGAATTCCAAAACGAAGAAATCCGCAATATCCAATATGCGCAAAATGTGTTGCGGACCTGCCTGGAAGCAATCTTATTTAAGATGCTGCCCTATAGTGAGCGCGTCCTGATCGAATTAGCGCTGCGCACGGCTAGCTATGCTTTGAGCGCGGCGCCAATGGAGGACCAGGACCAACTGGTTTCGGCGCTGGTACGCGTCTTTGCTGATGCGCATCAACGCCGCATGGCGCTCGGTATCCGGATTGATAGCGAATGGCAGATGAAGGATGGGCGCGAGGTGCCCAACTTCCCCGAATAGCCCATAAAAAAGGGCCGCAGCGGGGAGACGCTGCGACCCGAGGCACCCGCCTATGCGGTGGCGGGGATCAAAAACAGTATCAGAATTGGATGAAACCATAGATCGCGGTCAGGTTGGCCGCGCCCGCGCTGGCGCCGGTGGCGCTTGACGTGTTGTTGTTGGCCGAGGCGGCGATTCCGAGCGCGGCGGCCGTTCCCTGCTGGTTGGTGGTGGTCTGATGGGTCGAGGTCGCGAAAGTGTTGTTTCCCGAGAGACCCGAGACCGCGAAACCGCCGGAAGCGGCACCGGCGGACGACTGCTGACCGGTGACACCGGCAAGCGCCGCCGTCGATGCGCCGTTTGACGAGCTCGCCGCCTGCGATCCGGACGCCGACGCGGCATTGCCGGCGGCAACACCAACGTCAACGGCCAGCGCCGGGCTGGCGAGGGTTCCAAGCGCCGCGAGAGCGATAAGAATCTTGTTCATGGTCAATCCTTTGTGAAAGGGGCGGGATCATTCGGCCACGGTCGCCCCGCCCCCGTGGCCGAAGCTGTCAACGTGGGGAGGCGATCGCGCGCGCCGCCTGGGCTGGCGGCACGGTCGAGGGGGTGACCGCCGTGTCGCCTTGCTTTGCGCGACGATCGGCCTCGCTCGCGGCCTGTAAGGCTACTTCTCGATCCGGCACGGGGGACGCCGCCAGGCCGACCCCGAGTAGCGCCAGCGTTTTGCAAGCGTTCTCAGTGTCGACGCCGTTGGCTGTGCAGACCGACCACGTTGCTAGGGCAGTCAGGCGGGCCGACAGGTCTTTGAAACCCATGTTATTCGCACTGACTGCCAGCATACCGGCCTTTTCGGCTACACGAAGAGACCGGCATGTCTGGTCATATTTGGAGGTGGAAAAGCCGATACTGACACCGAGCGGCGCGGCGGACGCCCCGCCCGATGTGGTCGACCCGCAAAAATCGCTCGAAAAGCTCGACGATGCGGTCAAGGGAATGGCCGCGTTTGTCCTGACTTCCTCCTTCGTAAAGCGACGCTGTTGCGAGTTGAACGTATTCGAAACCGACGTTCCCTGTTGATTGGTGGCCGACTGACCTTGCTGCTGACTGTTGCCGCTCGCGGTGGAACCGCTGGTCGACGTCGAGCCGCTGGTTGCCCCCGAGCTCGAACCCGACGTACTGCTGCCGATGCCGGCATTGTTCTGGGTCTGCGCCTGATTGCTCGCGGCGCCTGAATTGCTGGCGCTGTTCGCACCGGCGTTGCTGCCCGATGTGCTGGTCTGGGCAAAGGCCGGCGACGATGCCGCCAGCGCAAGCGCCAGCGCGAAACTGATCCTGTTTTTCATGATGTACCCCTGTTGTAACGACGAAAGGCGGCATAGGCCGTTTCGGGATCGCGGTTAATCCGCGCAGAGGTATAATATCGAACAAGGATACAACGTAAAATGTGCTGCAATTACTTTCACTGCTCATGACGTAGCGGTAAAAATCGAACATTCCCGTCATCAATCTATGCTAAGGCCTTTGCGGGCGGGGCAATGGAGGCGAACATGTCAGATCGATATCTTGCAATGTTGTCGGTAATCAGAAAGCTCGGTTCCGATGAGGGCGTCGATAATGAGCTTCCCGGCATGTCCCCCCCGGTCGATCCGGGTTACGGGCTTCCCGATTGGTCGACCGGCCATCCGAGCCACCCAATCCCCCCGGTCCCGCCAGGCGGTGCCGCGACGCTGCCGATCTATCCCGGCGGCCCGAGCCTTCCGATTTATGTTCCTGTGCCGCCGGTGGTCGACAACACGTTGCCGCCGCCGCCGACCATCTATCCGCCGCTTCCGACCGGCCCCGACAACTCGCTGCCGCCGGTCTATCCGGACGGGGAGATTTATATCCTGGTGATCATCCCGGGGATCGGCTGGCGTTACATGCTGGTCGACATGGAGAACGAAGTAACCAACCCGATGCCGGGACACCCCACCCCCAAATAAGCGCGGGGCGGCCGAGGGGGGGTGACAGATTGTGTCACCCCCTTAAGGGTTTTTCCCCGCTTGACATTGCCGCCACTGTTCAACGCGGCGAATTTGCGGTAATGGGATACCCGTTTAGCGCGGAGCTATGACCTTGGGGCGTAACCGACCTCCGAAGTCCATCCGCGAAAGCGGCGACGGTTCACCGGCCACAAGGCTCGGGAATTGCGCCGATGGAACGCCGACAAAGCTGGTCGACCCTCACCATCAAGGCCACGTCCGAGGCCGCTGACGCGGGCTATCTGGAAGGCATCGCCTCGACGCCGTCGACCGATCGCGTTGGCGACATCGTCGAACCCAAGGGCGCGATATTCTCGCTGCCGCTGCCGCTGCTCTGGCAGCATGATTCAGGAATGCCGATTGGCACGGTCACCGGCATGACGGTGGCCGACACCGGGATCACCATCAAGGCGACGGTGAGTCTGGTGACGCGCCGCATCCAGGATCAATGGGCGCTGATCAAAGCCGGCCTGGTGCGCGGCCTGTCGATCGGTTTCCGCCCGCTGGAAAGCGAGCCGGTCGACGGCAAATCCGTCTGGAACGGCGAGCGCTTCACGTCGTGGGAATTCCTCGAATTGTCGGCGGTGACCATTCCGGCCAACGCCGACGCTAGCATCCTTGCGGTCAAGCATTTCGATCGGAGGCCGCCCGGCGACACGGGCGCCGACGGATCGCCCGCCCGCATCGACCAGGCGGCACGCGCGCTCGCCATCCTGAAAGCCATGAATGCGCGGGAACGCGCGCGGAGGACATGATGGGCAAGACGGCTGCGCAATTGCGCGAGCAAATGAATCAGCCGGGCGGCAAGCGCCTGGCCGACCGGATTGTCGCGCTCGAATTGGAGCTCGTCACCTACAAGGATGCGATCAACGAAATTCTCGAAGCCTGCGAGCTCGACGACCGCGACCCCACCGAAGAGGAAACCGCCGAAATCCAGGCGGCGAATGACGCGATCGAGCAACGCAACAATGCGGTCGCCGCCTACAAAACGGCCGAGCAAGCCGCCGCCGGGCGGGCGTCGCGCAACGTGCCGGCGATCCTGCGCAACAAAGGCGAGAAAGAACGCAAGAAAGGCGACTTTCTGATCAAGACGGCGACCGCGACCTTGCACGCGTTCATCAACAAGGGCCGCGCCGAGGAGTCCGCCGAGTTCCTTTACGCCAATGACGCGCAGGCGGTCGACGTTATCAAGTCGATCGTCAATCCGGGTTCGTCGACGGCGGCGGGTTGGGCGGCCGAGCTTGTTCAATATGACGTCCAGGGCTTCCTCGATCTGCTCTATGGCGTGTCGGTCTATGCGCGGTTGGAAGCGCTCGGGCTCGGGCTCAATTTCAACGGGTTCGGTTCCATCAAGGTGCCGGGCCGCGCGCCCACGCCGACGATGGCGGGCGCGTTCGTGTCCGAGCTCGGATTGATCCCGGTCAAGCGCCTGGGGCTGATCTCGGCGACGCTCAATCGTTACAAGCTCGGCGTGATCGGCACCTATTCGCGCGAGTTGTTCGAGCAATCGACGCCGAACATCGAAACGATCATTCGCGACGCGACCATCAACGACACGGCGCAGGCGATTGACACCGCGTTGCTGGATACCAATCCGCAGGTCAACGGCGTCCGCCCGGCGGGCCTGCGCAATGGCTGCACCACGGCGGCGGGCGCGGCCGGCGGCGGCGTCAATGCGATCATCCAGGACGTGCAAGGGATGATTGGCACGATGACGGCGGCCAATGGCGGGCGCCGTCCGGTCTGGGTGCTGCACCCGACGGTGGTGTCCTCGCTGACCTTCGCGATGACGGCGACCGGCGTTTTCCTGTGGAAAGACGAAGTCGAGCAAGGCCGCTTTTGCGGTTATCCGCTGGTGTCCTCGACCCATGCCGACCCGACCGTGGCGCTTTTGGTCGACTGTGCCGACTTCGTGTCGGCCTTCGACACGCCGATGTTTATGGCGAGCCAGGAAGCGACGATTATCGAGGTCAATGACGACGGCACGGTGCCGTCGATGGACGTCGCATCGGGCGGCATTTCGCCGATTCACAACATCAACGATGCGCTTGCGGCGGTGCCGCCCGGCACGGTTCGCAGCCTCTATCAGACCGATGCGCTGGCGCTTCGCATGCTGTGGCCGGTCAGTTGGCATCAGTTCCGTGTGTCGACGTCGGTAGTCGCCCGTACCGCGATTACCTGGATGCAGTGAGGTCCGGCCTTGGCGGCTGGCGAGCCGGTGGCGGGGTTATGCGCTTTTCCCCGTCACCGGCCTTTTTGAAAGGCCGAGCGAATGACGCACGTCCAAATCGCCATCTGGGCCTATCGCGGCCCGCAATCCGGCCAAATTCTGAGCATGGATCGGGCCGACGCCGACCAGGCCATTGCCGACGCCTGGGGGCAGGACATGGCCATCACCGACGGGCGCCATCTGATCTATGCGGCACCGCCCGGCCCGCTGGTCGATCCCGGCCCGCACAAAGCGGAGAAACCCGCGCCGGTGATCGCGGCGCGCAAGGCCGCCGTGCGTGCCGCCGCGCCCGCCGCCGCCACGCGTGCCGCCCCCGCTGATGACGGCGCCGACGACGATGGCGCCAGGAATGCCGCCGCCGGTGATGAAGGCGGCGCTGACCCGGCCCCCCGCCGCACGCGAGGCCGGCCGAGGAAGGGCGGCTGATGGTGGGGCTTCTCGCCCGGGCTGGTCTGGCGTGGAAGAGCGCATCGGCGATTCTGCAAGGTAACGCGGGCGCGCTGGCCCAATATGGCGGCTACGGCCCGAGCATCCCAAGCTGGTATCCGGTCGAGTGGTATCAAAAGGGCATGACGCCTGGCGTCCGCGCGGGAATGCCGATCGTCGAGGCCTGTGTCGGCGCTTATGCGCAAACCATCGCAACGATGCCGGCTAACCATGTCAAAATATTGGACAATGGTGGTTATGAACCGGTGACAAGCTCGGCCTTGTCGCGGCTGATGCTCGCCCCCAACGACTATCAGACCCCGTCCGACTTTTTCCTGAATCTCGTGCGATCGCTGTATCTTACGGGCAACGCTTACGCGTTCGCCGAATATAGCAACCGCCAGGAGGTGTCGGCCTTGCATCCGGTCGATCCGCGCGGCGTGCGCATCGTCCATTCCGCCGATGATCCCACCGCCTACTGGTATAGTTTCGATCATTATCAATGGGATATGCTGACCGACATCGACCCCGGCTATTTCGTCCCGCCGAGGCAAATGCTGCATATCAAGCTCGCCTGCCCGCGCCACCCGCTCTACGGCGAAACCCCGCTGACGCACGCAATGCTTGCCAATGCGCTCGGCGGCACGATCGGCGCCAGCCTCTCGACCTTCTACGCCAATATGAGCCGGCCTTCCGGCGTGCTCACCACCGAAGGCGAGTTGAACAAAGTCCAGGTCGAGCGGCTCCACTCGGCCTGGGAAGATGCCACTACCGCGATTGCACAAGGCAAGGTGCCAATCCTGGTCAATGGTCTGAAATGGGCGCCGATGGGGATGACCGCGCAGGATGCCGGCATCCTCGACGCCTATAAGCTGACCGCGCACGACATCGCCCGGGTGTTTCGCATCCCGTTGTCGCTGGTCGGCGAGATGGAA